GTAGGTGCCGGGGTTCTCGCCCGCGTGCGGGTCGACGGTGGTCACCTGGGCGCCGGCCAGGGCCAGCACGACCGCGCTGTAGCCATACGCGCTGCCGATATCGAGGGCGTTGCCCGCGGCGGCGGCGAGTTCGGCTAGCACGGCCGTCTCGGCCAGGGTGATCGAGGTCAGGATCGCGGGCAGGTCGGCCCGGCCATCAACGTGGACGGGCCGCCAGGGCAGGGAGATCACGGCGCGGCCGCCGCGGCAAGTTCGGCCACGGACTCGGCGGCAGGCTGCAGCCACGTCGTCTTCATGTGCGAGGTCCGGATCCCGGTGTGGACGTGGACGGGCACATCGAGGGCACGGGCACGCATGCAGAACGACAGGTCCTCCCCCATCGACCCGTCACGGGCGGGGATCCGGTCGAACCACTCCGCCCCGTACCGCTCCTGGACGCGTTCGAGCACCGAGCGGTGGACGAGCAGGCACGCCGCGCCGGTGCCGTCACAGGCGACCAGCTCGCCGGCCGGGACGTCGCAGCGGACCTCAAGCCGGCCCATACCGTTGTGGTCTGCCCAGTCGTAGATCGTGGCGGTCGCCTCGGTCCGCCAGCCACCCATGCCGTCCTCTTCGACCTCCCGGGAGGCGTAGCACAATGCCCCGACAACCGGTCGGGCCTCCGGGTCGGCGGCGTCCAGGAGCCGCTCGAGGACATCGTCGTCGAACCCCATGTCGGTGTCGACCATGAACAGCCACGGCGCGTCGCCGGCGAGGAAATGGCGCACGGCCCGGTTGCGGGCATCGCCGAGCTGCCCCGCCGAGGGGCAGCGGATCGCGACGATCCCGCCGCGCATGACCCGCCGGTGCGCGCCCAAGTCGGCCATCAGGAGCTGCTGCATCGAGTGGTGCCAGGAGTAGGCGACCTCGTTGGCGTGGACGTAGGCGACGGTGACGGCGTCCACGTCCGAGTCGGTCACCGGGCAAGCTCTGGGGCCAGGGCGGCCAGCCGCTCACCGAACCGCTGCCGGTCGGCACCAGCGTGCTGCTCGCCGAGCCGGTAGACCGCATCCATCGGTGCCTTGCCCCACGCCGGGTGCAGGTGCTCGACCATCGCACCCAGCGCCATCGCCCAGGCGCCACGCTGCTTGGCCGCCGTCACGATCTCGTCATCGCAGTTCCGGGAGGCGTAGCCCCACGCGACGTAGTTCCCGGTCGTCGTGGTCATCGACAGAACCTCACCCTCGCCGCAGGGCTCCACCGAGACGATGTCATCCCGATGGCCGAAGCGACGACCGCCGATGATCTTCTCGACGATGGCGCGGCGCTTCACCGGCTGGCAGCGAAGCAAGAAGTCGAGGTAGCCCTGCCTGCCACCCCGCAGCGTGATGAAGTGACCTCCAGCCGTCTCGATACCTGCGGTGTGCGGGATGTCGAGCTTGTTCAGCGCAGCCTGGATGGCCGCATAAACCTCGGGGTTGTGCTTGGGGCACTGCGCGATCTGGATCCAGGAGCCCTCACCGTCGTAGATCCCGCCCAGCCAGCCCGCCGTCCGCTCAAGCTCCGGCGGCACGGCTGGCGGCTCGTCAACGATATGCAGGAGTCCCCGACCGACCCTCGGCGTCACCCACTGCGGGTAGTCCGCCCATCGCCGGTTCGCCGCTGGTGTCCAGCAGGCGTTGTACCAGCGGTGGTCGGGTGTGCACCGGAAGGTCCGACCGGACTCCATCGTGACCTTGACCAGCGGGGATGTGCGGTTGGTGATCTGCGTGACTTGCGAGCGGCACAACCGGTTGAGGCTGAAACTCGAGCCTTCCGGGGTGAAGCGCTCCCAGCCGACGACCTCATCCCCGATTCGTACCTCACCGAGCGCCTTGAACGACAGGTCGCCCATCCAGATTGGAGCCTCTGGCGGGTTGCAGAACCAATGGGCATAGCCCTCGTGGCAGACAACGCCGGGGCCGTCCCACGACGCGCCGACCTCGTCCACGTAGCTGCGGCGGACCAGCAGGTGGGTCGCGTGCTCGCCCGAGGTCACCCGCGGGTTGCCCAGGTCGTTGGTCCCCACGACGTGGTACCGGTCGCCCGCGATGGCAGCCGCGTGGTCGAGCCATGCGGGGTGGAAGCGGACGTCCGATCCGACGAGGAACAGCCACGGCTCGCCGGTCTTGGCGTAGCCGAAGTTGACCTTCTCGGCGAACGTGCCGGGCCGGTCCCGGATCGCCGGGTCCGCCAGCACGGTCGCGCCCGCGGCGTCCCACGCCGCCAGCGCCTCGCTGTCCTCCGGGTCGCAGACCGCGTACGCGCGGGCCAGGCCGGTGCTCGCGCGCAGCGAGGCCATGAACGGGACGGCGTGCTCGGGGCGGTGAAGGACCGGGACCAGGACCGCGACTTCCTCGGTCGCGGGCGGGGCGACGGCGCGTTCCCAGTAGTCCTGCTCGGTCAGCCAGAACTCCTTGAAGTGGCTAGTCCGCACGCCAGCGTGGACGTGGACGGGGATGCCCAGCGCCCCGGCGCGCAGGCAGAACGACAGGTCCTCGGAGATCAGGTGCCCCGCCTTCGGGTTCGGCACCCGGTCGTACCACACCGGCCCGTGCGCCTCGGCGATCCGCTCGAATACCGACCGGTGGACCAGGATGCACGCCGACCCCGTCCCCGCGCAGCGGACCAGCGCGCCCACCGGGTAGGTCGAGCGGGCCAGGAACCCCTGCGCACCGTCGGCCTCGGTCCAGTCGAAGATCGTCGGGTTGGCGGTGCAGCGCCACCCGCCCATCCCGTCGGGGATCCGCTCCCGCTGCGCGAAGCACAACGCCCCCACGATCGGCCGGGATTCGGGGTCTGCGGCGGCGAGGAGCCGGTCGAGGGTGTCGGGCGCGAAGCCCATGTCGGTGTCGAGCCACAACAGCCACGGCGAGGACTTCTCGGCGAGGAACTCGCCGATCGCCTTGTTGCGGGCGGCGACAAGGCCGTCGGCGCCGTAGCGCATCGCCAGCCACCCACCTTCGAGCACGTGGCCGGCGTGGGCAAGGTCCCAGCCGAGCAGTTCCACCAGCGAGCGGTGCCAGGAGTGCGCGTCGGTGTTTTGGTGGACGTAGGCGATCGTGACCGCCTGCGAGCCATCGACGGGCGCCGGCCCGTGCGGCAGCGTTGCCGCGGCCAGCGCCTCCTCAGTCAGCGGCATGGCCGGACTCTGCCACGAACCGCTCGACCGCCGCACGGGCCGGCGCCTGCTCGGCGGTGGTCTGTTGGGCGGCCTTGGCGGCGGCGACCTCACGCCGCAGCCCCTCCAGCGTCCAGCCCAGCGACGGGCCGCCCGGCGGGACCAGGCCTAGCGCGTCCGCCTCGGCGGTGAGCCGGTCGAACTCGTCGAAGGACTCTTGCGCCTTCGATGTCACTGGCTAGGCCGCCTGGTGGCGCGCTTTTCCCCTGGCGCGGCAGTGGCCTGCTCCACCACCGGTTCGGGCGGTACGGGCACGCTGGCGGTCAGGCCGTAGCGGGCGTCGTCGGTGAACAGCTCCGGCTGTGCCCGCACGACCGGGTCGTCGGCGGGCCAGTGCTGCCCCGCGATGACGATGTGGCCGTTCACGTACACCGGCGAGGTGTTCTTGGCATAGACCGTCTTCAAGGGGCCTCCTTGCCGGCAGGCGCCCGGCGACCTTGACGGCAGCCGGGCACCTGCCTGTGCGATCAGGTCTGATTGAGGAGCTTGAACGACGCCGTGGTCGCTGCACCGCCACCGATGCGGGCGTAGGCGAACCAGCCGCGCTGCCCTGTCGGGCGGTTGTTGGTCACGTCGAACAGCGTCGGGACCAGCTCCACCGACATGCCACCGCGGCGGGCGATGACGTAGTTGTTGAAGTCACCGACGACGAGCTGGTTGGTGTGGCCGGTGGTGCCGACCACGTCGGGGAAGTACGGCGACTCGTAGACCTGCCGGTTCATCAGCCGGTCGACCCACTCGTCCTGCAGGTTGATCGTCGAGGCGTGGAACACGTTGGCGGTGCCGAACCGGCGGACCGCGTTGTTGACCCCGACCGACATCATCCACGCGGCGCGGCGGTTGCGGAACCGCTGCGGCAGCGCCTTCCAGGTGTTGTACACATCGACCTCGCCGAACGCGCCGGCGGTGGTCAGCAGCACCTCCGAGGTGGTGTCGGCGTCCAGGGCGGTGATGATGCCCTGCGGCTCGCCGGAGCCGGAGCCCCTTGAGAACTTGTCCACGAGGAGCTCGTCGTAGCCCTCGGCCAGCAGCGTGGCCATCTCGTCGGCGAAGCCGGGGTAGTCCTGCCCGACCTCGATCGAGTAGGGGATGAAGCCGCGGGCCATGAACACCGTCACGGCTGGCTGGGCGAGGGTCGGGGAGTCATCCGAGACGGCGCTGGCCTCGGCGTCGAACGACCAGGTCACGCCCGCGGAGGTGACACCCTTCCAGGCGTTGGTGTTGACCGGAACCTGCCGGGCGATCTGCAGGAACGGGTTCCCACTGCCCTGGGCGGTGAGGATGATCGACGGGTCGATGAACACCGGGATGCCGTAGCCGCCGGCGGCACTGGTGCCTTCCGACATGGCCCGGTACTCCTCCCAGGCCCGCATCGCCTGCCGCTCGTCCTCGGTCCACAGCGCCGGGCCCTGCGGGTGGCAGACCGCCTTCATCCAGGCGGTACGGTAGTCCTCGTGCTCGGTGACCAGGATCCGCCGGGCGATGTCGGTCTCCCTGCGGATGTGCTGGGCGACCTGGGCCTTCTGGTCGTCTTCGAGGTGGGCGGCCGCCTCACGAGAGTCCAGCACCCGCAGCGCCCGGTCGCGGGCCTCCTTGACCGACAGGCTGCGGACGGCGCTGAACGGGTCGGCGTCATCGGCGTTGATGAGGTTGCGCAGCGGGGTCTGAACGGCGCGGGGCTTGGTGCGGAATACCTCGGCGATCTTGCGGTGCTCCTCCAGCATCGCCATGGCCTGGGCGCGGATCTCCAGGCCGAGGGTCATGGCACGCTGCTCGGTCTCGTCGAGGACCCGCAGCTCGCCGTCGGGGGTCTGGTGCAGGGCGCGGAGGCGCTCGTCGAGGCCCTCGACGATCTTGGACAGCTCCTCGGGGGTCCTGCCGCGGAGGTCCTCGAGCGTGTACGGCAGGGTTGGCGTGTCGGTCTTGTCGTCGGCGTCGATGGAGCCGCCGGCGATGGCGTAGACGGGACGGCCCTTGCGGTCCCATCCGAGGATGCGCCGGGCGAGCAGGCGGCGCTGGGCGTCGTTCACTGAAGGATTCCCTCCATGCGGAACAGCCGGTCCCGCACCTGCGGGTCGGCGAGCGGGTCTGTGGGTGGCGCCTTGGCCTTGCCCGGCGTCGACGCCTGGTCACCGCCACCCGGCCGCCGCGGCTCGGGTCGCCCGGTGAAGTCAGGGGGGTCGAACCCTGCCGCGCGCGCCGCGGCCGCGTAGGCCGGCTGGTCGCGCTGGCGGAGCCGTTCGTAGAACTGATCGGTCATCGACCGGACCTGCGCGCTTGCTATCTCCGCGGTCGCGTCGGGGTTGGCCGGGAACGTCACCGGGCCGAACTCCATCACTCGGACCCGCAGGATCGTCCGCTCAGGGATGCCCTTGGGGTTGTGTTCGGACGCCTTCGGCTCGTCGTCCCACTTCTCCTCGAGGACCCGCATCCGCATCGACGAGCCGTACACGCCGGCCTCAAGGCCGGGCAGGAGGTCGCGGTTGTAGCTGGTGTCGAACAGCGGCACCTCGCCGACAGGTGACTCGGGGTCCTCGCGGAGGTCGTCGATCGGGCCGAGGACCTTATCGCCCAGGGAGAAGTCCATCCCGTGGTTGAACAGCACACGCATCCGGTCGCGGTCCTCACGGATGGTCTGCTTGAACGACCCCGGCTTGGTCCGTTCGAGGAATAGGCCCTCCCACAACGAGTCGACCTCGTACCAGGTGTTGAAGCGGGAGAAGCGCAGCACCAACCGGCCGAGGCCGTCGGCCTCGCCGTCGTGGCGCAGCTCCACGCCGGCGCCGACGGCGCGGACCAAGTCGATGGCTGGCGCCAGGTGCTTGGCCTTGGCGTCGGAGCTGGCGTACAGGGCGGCCATCTGCGCCTCCGCTTTCGTTTTCGTCGAATGGCAGCCGGCGGTGCTGCCATCGCTGTCCTTGATCACGGCCCACTGGCTCGCGGCGCAGGTCCCGCCGCCCTTTTCCACGTGCCAGGGCATGTCGGACCCCCAGCGGATCGGAGTAGACTGGCGTTGGCCGTTAACGACTACCGATGATTGGTGTCGGCGGTAATCGATACTGTCAGGAGAGATGCATGGCCAACGAAGAGAGCGAGTACATGACCACGGCCGAGGTCGCCGAACTGTTCCGCACCAGTCAGAACACCGTCCGCTATTGGCGTTTCACTGGCACCGGTCCCCCGTCGGCGAAGGTCGGGACGCGAGTGCTCTATCGCCGCGTCGATGTCGCAGCATGGGCCGAGGGGAAATGGGCCGCCGACCGAGAAAGAGGCACACATCGGTGAAACGGTCCTGCTCCGTCAAGGGCTGCACCCGTAAGCACAACTCGCATGGCCTCTGCGGCATGCATGGCCTACGCCTAGCCCGCAACGGTGACGTTCACGACCCCGGCGCGTTCAGCTATAGCCAGACGGGCCGCTGCACCGTTACCGGCTGCGACCGTGAGCATGTCGCCAAGGGCTTGTGCAACATGCACTACCAACGGGCCAAGAGCGGTCGCCTTGATCGCCCCAACGTGCTGACGTGTCAACGGTGCGCCGCCCAATTCCCACGCCCCTATAAGGGCAATCCCGACGCTGTCCGCTTCTGCTCGCACACATGCCGTTACGCGACCCAGCTCGATGATCACCGGGCCAACCGGGAAGCCCGCATGGCCTACATGCGCAAGTGGCGCAAACGCCGACCCGAGATGCTTAAGGCGATACTTCTACGCCGCAAGGCGGCCAAGCAGACCGGTGATATTGCCCTGGTCACCGGGAAGGACCTCGCCCGCCTCATCCAACGCTATCGGGGGCGCTGCGCCTATTGTACCGAGCGGCCCTATGAGCATTTCGATCACGTCATCCCGCTCAGCCGTGGTGGCCGTCACGCCATCGGCAATCTGCTGCCAGCCTGCGCACAGTGCAACCTCGCCAAGGGTCCCCGATTCCTTGCGGACTGGCGACTCCGACCACCATTGCCGCGCCGGTTCCGCCGCGCTACTTCGTCCCGGCGGTCGCTGGTACCTTCCCGTTCCCCGACCCGTCGAGCTGCGTCCCAGGTTCTTGAAGTTGCACGCTGAGCATCCCGCTATGGGACAGCAGCTGCATGTTCTGGCCCATCACGGCCGCGATCACCGAGTCCGGGTCGAACCCGCCGTCGACGAGCTGCCGGATCGTCTGCGCCTTGATCTGCTCGATCTCGGCGGCGTCCTTGGCGTCCTCCCGCAACGCCGGCATGTCCGTCGTGTCGGTCCACAGCTCCGCGTCGGCGGGGACGGCGACGATCGGCGCCAGCGCCGCGGCGAGGTCCTGCAATGTCGGGTAGACCCAGGTGTCGGCCCAGATCCGCCGGGCCATCCCGAAGTTGCCCGCGTTCAGGCTCGACCCGGCCAGGCCTTCGGCGATGCCGAGGATCACCGGGTGGACTCGTGAGAGCACCGAGATGCGGGTCTCACTGGCGCCCTGGACGTTCTTGAGGTCCAGCTCAGCCAGGTTGCTGCCGACGACGGTCGCGTCGGCGCCGGCGGACAGGTACAGCGTCCGGTAGGCGTTCTCGACGCCGGCGTGCTGTGCTTCGAGCTCGGCGACCAGCCGCCGGAACGCGGTCTCCTGGCCGGGAACGAACGGCAGGCCCTTCACGACCAGGTTCGGGGTCGCGCCGTTTCGGAAGTAGGCGATCTTGTGGTCGGAGACCGCCCGGTCGGCCTGGACGTCCCGGATCGCGGGGGTGAGCCACGACATGCCCAGCCCGGCGTTCTCCGGGTCCGGGATCGGCGACCAGTGCGCCACCTCATCGGGCAGCAGCGTCTCGACGCGGCGCTCGTCGGCAGCGTAGGCCCAACCGCCGTTGACGTAAGCGTAGCCGAGCAGCTCACCGTCCAGGGCATGCGCCGGGTCGTCGGGCTCCCGCTCCGACCCATAGAGGATCCCGGTCCAGTCGGGGCGTAGGACCCGCAGCAGCCTGGCCGGGTCCGGGGAACGGCGGTTGGTGACGTAGGCGTTGCCGGCAAGGCCGGCGTGCCATTCCATCCGCGCGATGAGCTCGCCGGTGGTGGCGTTGCGCCACGGCCGTTCCAGCGGTGCCAGCGCCTGGGTGCCGAACGTCCGCCGCGGCGTCGCCGTCGAGGGCAGATTCCGGAACGTGAATCTCGCCTGGGACAGGACCAGGGCGCGGACCATCTGCGCCGCGAACGCCGGCGGGCATGCCCTGAGCGCCGCCAGGTACCCGGGCAGGGTCGCGGTGACCTCGTGGACCTTCACACCGGGCAGGGTGGTGTTCAGCCCAAACGGGTAGGTGTTGCCGCCGTAGTTGAACTGTGCCGGCAGCAGGAAGTCCGAGATCCAGGTATCGATTGAGAAGCGCTGCTCGGCGGGCGCGTGGGCTGCGGCGGAGATCCGGCTAAGCAGATCGGCCACGCGGCACCGCCCCCCGCGGCTTGCGGGCCTCCGTCCAGCCGACCTTCACCCCGGCCCACGCGAACGCCACCCCGACCGACGCCTTCCCCGCCAGCCAGCCGATGACGTAGAACACGCCGACCAGGAGGGTGAGCAGCAGCCGGCCGGGACGAAGGCGTTCGGCCTCGGCGGCGATCTCATCGACCGGGACACGATCAAGCAGGCTGGTCGTCAAGATCGCTCTCCTATCGCCATGCGGCGGCGAATCCAGGCTGCTGCTCATCGGCAACGTGGCCGCGGATGGCGTGGCCCCACAGCGCCAGCGTCACCGCTGGCAGCGGCGACAGGTCCACCGCGACATTCTTGCGTGCCCACAGCCAGCGGTCGCCCAGGTCCCGCCGCAACGCACCCGCAACGGCGACGTCCAAGTCCGGTTGGCCGAGGTGCCGCATGCTGGCCGGCTCATCCACCAGCGGGTTCGCCCCCGAGGCGTCGTAGAACGTCCCCGACGCGCCCGCGACCTCGCCGACCGACGGCTTCAGAACCTCGAGACCGGCCGCCTCGGCCTCGGCGATCAGGGAGTTGGCCGGCCCCGACGGCGCGATGACGATCGCGCACGGCGACCAGCGGTCGGCCCGGTCGGCCCGTTCCTTGAGCCATGGCACGATCCACGACCCGCCGCGGCGGTGCTCCACCAGCTCAACGTGCTTGAGGCCGTCGGCGCGGCAGCCGGCCACGCCAATACTCGCCCAGGTCCGGTCGGGGGTCATATCGACCGCGAACGCCGGCCGGTCGACAACCTGCGAGGCAGGATCCTTGATCGCCTGCCACGCCTGCTGGCCGATCACCAGCCACTCCGTCGGCGTCTCGTCCAGCCACTGGTTCAGGTACGCGCGGCGGAACTCGCCCAGGTCCATATCGGCGAACTCCGCGGCGACGGCCTGCTCGGTCACGGTGTGGCCGAGCGCCGGCATGCACGCCCACCACGTGGCAGGGTCGGCCGGGTCGGCCTCGTTCGGTGCCGACCACTCGAAGTAGGCCACGCCCTGCGTCAGCCCTGCCTCGGCAGCCAAGCGGCCCGCCTCGACCTTCCCCCACAGGTACGGCGACGCCGACTTCGACTTCCCCGCCGTCGACACCACCCAGAGCTGCGGCTGCGGCCGGGTGATCATCGCCGGCGCCATGCCCTGCTCCACCCGCGCGTCAACCTGCGCGAACGCCTCGTCGATCACGCCCAGATCCAGCACATCGCCATGCGCCGCGTCGTCCGACGGCGCGTCCAGGCCATGAATGGACCCGTTACGCCAGCGGATGCCTTCCTGGCCGATCTGCCGGGTCACCCGGAACAGCCCGGCGAACTCCGACCCCTCCAGGACCGGGACGTGCTCCTCGTCCCACTTCTTCCGCGCCTTCAGGCGCGTCTGCGCGGTGTAGGAGATCCGCTGCCGCCGCCACGCCTGCGCCCGGTGCACCATCGTGGCCAGCAATTCGGTCGTCTTCCCGCTCTGCCGCGGAACTGTCAGCACGACGCGGCGGTAGACCAGCAGCCTGGTGTCAGGGTCCAGTTCGAGCGCGACGTCGGCGACGTGCCGCTGCCACGGCATCAGCGGCGTCCCCAGCTTCGCCGCCACCTGCGCGACCCGGCCGCCCAGCGTCCGCCGATGCGGGGATCGCGGGGTCGTCCAACGGGCTGGACAGCGCAGCGGCGAGGTCGTCCGCTCGAGCACCGACACCGCCAGCCTCCTTCAACGCCAGCAGCGTCGCGCGCAGTTCCCTCGCGACCGCCGCCGTCGCCAGGCCGGCGCCCTCGTCAAGGGTGCGGGCCAGCCGGTAGGCCGCCTCCGCCAGCGATCCCTGCACCCCGGCGAGGCCGCCGAGGGTCTTGACGTCCCGGCGGGTCGCCCGCTCGACCGGACCTCTCGCCACCATCCCGCACCTGCCCCCGTCTCGGCGGCTACAAAATGCGCTCGGCTGGTAAGCGGGTCGGCAGCTCATGTCCGAGTTGCGTCGTTATGTCCCCCCCGGTACCCTTGTCTCACTTACCCGATGAGCCTGGACGTCTAGCTGTCTGTCCATGTCACCAGACTCTAGACCTGACGGGGATGGCAATGGGTTGCGCTACGCCACTGCTTGC